ACAGGTGCAGCAGAAGATGCAGCAGAAGATCCAGCAGAAGATATGGGTTTAAATGCAGGGGCAGCAGCAGAGTTAGGAGCAGGTTCTCCCGATGGAGGAGAAGGTGGTGGTGATACTGACTCGTCTGGACCGGGAGATGGCGATCCTAAAATTATATGTACTATGATGAACCGTATGTACGGTCTAGGAGAATACCGTATAAAACAATGGCTACTGTACTCTGACCGTTATCTTACACCAGAACATGAATTAGGATACCATAAACTTTATTGTAAGCTAGTATCTATGATGCCTTCTAATAAATTACTTGCAAAGATTCTTTCACATATAGCTAATAAAAGAACAGATGATATTGTAGCTGAAATGAAAGGTACTAAACGTAGTTTATTAGGTAGAATATATAGAGCTACATTAATTGACACTCCAAGTTATGTAGTAGGTGTAATGATTAAACGTAATTGGTTACAACCTGCAGATATATCTATATTAAGTAAAGGAAGTATATTATGGCTGAAATGATGGAAGAAGCAGGATTTGCAGAACAACCTGCACCGAATATGGGAATGATTAACGAACCAGATGCAATGCCCCCACAAGAAGGTGGTGAGCAGTCTGTAGCTGATGATATTCCTCAAGAAGCTGACGAAGGTGATTTTATTCTTCCTTATGAGACAGTTCTTCTACACGGTTTAAACCAACTCAACCGATATGCTAAAGAGTCTATTAAACTAGCTATAGAGAATAATGTTGATCTTACAGGGACTAATATTGACCCTACAGATGATGTTCCTATTCGTATCAGTAACTATGAATACCGTATTCCTAAAGGGCTAGTTCCTTTCTTCGGTGGTGGAAAGAAGTACCTAGATAAACTTCAACAAGAAGGTCTAGAGTTACGTAAACGTCTAGAAGAAGAAGGTGGCGAAGGTGTAGCAAAACAACAAGAACAAGAAGCTCCTATACAAGAAGCTGGCTTTGCACCACAAGCTCCGATGGAAGCGATGCCAGCTGAAGCAATGCCAGCCGAAGCAATGCCAGCACCGATGATGGACGAAGGCGGGTTTGTATTAAAAAAAGATGAATATCTAAATGAAGACCATCCAGCTGTTACTAAAGAAGAGATGAAAAGATTTAATAGAATATTTGGTAGAAGGGAAGATTCTCCTCCAATTAGTCTTAGTGAAATAGATGCACACAATGCTTATGTTAAAATTAAAAGTGATAAAAATTTTTCTGATGAAGAAATATTTAATATGACAAATGCTAAAGTGCATGAGAAAGATAAACGTGGACAAAAACAGGCTTCAGGTGGATTTGTGTTATCTAAAGATAGAGATGCAGAAATACTAGAACAAGATAAACCTGAAAGCGCAGAGTCAAAGCGTATGCAGACACAACAACCAGCAATGGTTACACCAGATGGAAAGAAGACACAACAAGGTTTGTCTGCTCCAATGGGTTACGCTAACGGTGGTGATATTATGTCTGGTCTTGGCTTTGCAATGCAAGACGTAACTCCTGCAAACGTAGACTCCTATCTACAAAATGCAAAAGATGCAACAAACATGCTTACAGGTATGCAGAAAGCTTTTGTAGAAAAACAACGCACTGATGAGAGGTTAACATAATGCCCTCTAATTCTTTTATAGATTATCTTAAACATGTAGAGAATGGTGCTAAAATAGGTTGGGATGAAAGTCAACAATTATGGTTTCCTCATAAGTCTCCTGAAGGTGGTAATGATACTATTGCCTACGGACATAAACTTTTAGATGCAGAAGTAGAACAAGCTAATAAAGGTCTTACTGACGGTGAGGTAGAAGAGATGCTTGTAGAAGACCTCGATCTAGCAGAGCACGGGGCTAAGAACATATTATACGATCATTTCAATAAAGACTTCGATAGCCTCTCTGAAGATAAACAAGAGATGCTCATAGATTTTTCCTTCAATCTAGGATGTTATGGCTTAAAGAGATTTCCTAAATTTGTAGGAGCAATATGTAGTGATGATAAAGCTACTATGTGTCAAGAATATAAAAGATACTTCACCGATGGTTTCGGTGTTAAGAAAGAATTGAAACAACGTAACGAAGAGTTTTATACGTTGTTTCTAGCGTAGACGGCTACCTGTAGAGATACGGCCCCGTCATTTAATAAAACCTACCGATGGCAACCTGTACACAATTGTACAGCCCCAATAGAAGGAGAGGTAATATGGTTGATAACAATTTAAACGAGGAAAATGAACAAGAACAAGAGCCTACCCCATATCAGAACGATTATAGGCGTGACTTATCAGAACCGACTTTCGATGAAGAAGAAACAGCAGATGAAATTGATGACCCCGTAGAGGCTACTCGTCAACAACTTGCTCAACATGAAGGTCTAGCGTCTAGTAAGAAGAATGGAGAACAGACCCACGACTTCAAGAAGCGTTATGATGATCTAAAACGTCATTATGACAATAAGCTGAACGAATGGAAACAAGAGAAAGAACTACTTGCTGCTAAACTTTCTGTAGAGGCAAAAAAACATGATATACAAGAGTTGCCCAAGACCGAAGAAGAGTTAAGTGAGTTCAAGGAAAAGTATCCTGACGTTTACGATGTCGTAGAAACGATCTCTTCACTTCAAGCTAACGAGCGTGTACGAGAAATCGAGGATAAACTAAACGATTTAAGAGTTAAAGAACAAGAAGCTGTTGTACAAACAGCCGAGAAACAACTCTTAAATATGCATCCTGATTTTACAGTACTGAAAGAAAGTGATGTATTTCTTTCTTGGCTGGATGAGCAACCGTCTAATATTGCTGATGGCATCTATAAAAATAATACAGATGTAAAATGGGCAGCTAGAGTTATTGATTTGTTTAAGGTCGATAATAACATCAAACCTTCTAGACCTCGTAATAAAGCGAAGTCAACAAAAGGACCACAATCTAATCAACGAAGAAACGATGCTGCACAAGCAGTTACTAAGACAAATACTAAGAGGTCTTTAGAACAGTTTCAAGATGATAAAAAGGTTTGGTCTATTCAGGAGATTTCTAGACTTAAACCCAAGGAATATGAGCTAGTCGAAAAAGAAATCGACAAAGCAGTACGAGAAGGGCGGGTCGTAGACTCCGTAGGATAAAACAGCAATCGTCTATGATACAAAAGGAGAATTATCATGGCATTTACTACTGCTGCAGGGTATGGCAATCTACCATCAGGTAATTTCGTACCCGTCATTTATTCCCAAAAAGTCCTCAAATTCTTTCGTCGTGCTTCGGTAGCGGAAGCTATTACCAACACCGACTACGCTGGAGAGATTGAGAACTTCGGGGATACTGTTAACATCATCAAAGAACCAACAATTACGGTTAATTCCTATCAACGTGGTAGCACCGTAAACACTGAAGCTCTGGCAGATGACCAGATTCAGTTGGTGGTTGACCAAGGTAACTACTTTGCCTTTAAGGTCGATGATATTGAAGAGCGTCATAGCCATCTTAACTTTGAGGCACTTGCTACCTCGTCTGGTGCATATACCTTGAAGAAAGCCTATGACTACAATGTTTTGAAAGAAATTGCAGATAACGCTGCAACTCCTTCAGGCACTCTACAGACGCAAGCAACTTCTGCTAATACTGGTGATGAAATAGCTGATCTGGTAGCACAAGCTGCAGCGGAACTAGATAAGAATGATGTACCAGAAGAAAATCGTTGGCTCGTAGCAGCTCCCGGTTTCTATGAAGTTCTTCGTAGTGCATCTTCTAAAATAATGGATATGTCAATCACTGGTGGTGCACAGTCACCACTGTTGAATGGTAAGGTTACAAGTCAACAGCTTCACGGCTTTGATCTGTATCAATCCAATGCAATCGGTGTCGGTACTACTGGCTCCGCTGCAACACATGTCTTCAACGACTCCGCAACCTCTGGACACACCTTGATTCTTTTTGGTCATATGTCTGCAGTTGTTACTGCTTCGCATATTGCTAAGACGGAAGTCATTCGTGATCCCAATAGCTTTGCCGACATTGTACGTGGTCTTCACGTATTTGGACGTAAGGTTATTCGTGGATCAGGCACTGGCTACAAAGGCGTATTCAAAGGCTTGATGGACTTGGATAGTTAAAGGGAGGAATGAACAATGGCTACTTATAATCGTACTGTTACAGGCGGTGGCACTATTGGACATCCTTCCAATGCTGCTGTTCCTTATGTCGTTACTTCTCCCGTTTGGGATACGGCTGATGGAGGTGCCGGTGGAGATGTCGTTCAACTGATCGATGTTCCTGCTGATACCATGATCGTTTCTGGGTGTCTAGAAGTTCTAGAAGCCCGTGGCAACGGTCAGGTTACTATGGATATCGGATATACTGGTGGTGATGTAGACTGTTTTCTTGACGGTTCTGCTTGTGCCGCTGGTTTCTCTCCGTTTCTAGAAGCTGCCGTAGGTGCAACCAACGCTAATGCGCGTATGGTTACAGCTGCTGACACTATTGATGCTCTCATCCTTGATGGTGGGTCAACTGGTGAAAGTGCGCTACGTTTCCGTATTCACGTTGTTTTGGCTGATGTTTCAGTCAATCCTGTTGAATCGGCTACGGTGTCTACTGGCACGTAATCTATAACTACAGTTTCGTGGGGTATCTGCAAAAACCCCACACTTTTTTAAGAAATGTATTGAATTGAAAAGAGAAATAAAATATGCACTATTTTAAAATATTAGATAATAAAGAAATTGATAGATGTGTTAAAAGTATAAAGAAGCACACAACTCTAAGAAATGGTAAAGAGACACAACCTAATAGTATAATAAAAAGTAATACTGAATCTTTAAATGTTCCTGATGAAGTACGAAAAATTATAACAGACAGATTATATGACACACACTTTGTAGACTCTGTATATAGCCCTAAAAGAGTATCTGTAAACTTCTATAATCAGTATGTAAAAGATGATTTCTACAATATTCATATAGATGAATTTAAAGCTAGACCTAAATCAAATAACACCTTCTTTGATTATGGTTTTAGTGTCAATCTAGAAGATGATTATGAAGGTGGAGAATTTTTATTACAAACACCTATGGGTCAAGTAGCACGAAA